CGGGTCGTTGGGGTTAAGTTGACGGGCGATCTGCTGACGAGCGCTGATCTTGACCAGCTCGGGGTCCTGCGCACCCAAAGCGCCGCCAATCGCGCCGCCCAGCATGTTGGCCCCACGATTGATGGAAAACTGCGCCTGCTGGAACGGGTCGAGCCGGGCAAACTGCATTGCCTGCGCATTGATGCGGTCCTGCTGCTGCTGTTGATACATCTGCGGCGTCACGCCGAACAGAGATTGGACGATTTCTGCCATGTCTTACTCCTTAGAACCCGAAGTTTTGCGCGGCCAACATCTGCGCCTGCTGAGTCTGCGGGTTGGCAAAAGCCCCGGCCAAATACTGGCCCTGCTGACCATACGCGCCTTGCGGCGTGCCGCCAAACGAGTTGAACTGATTGGCCAGCGCATTGGTCAGCTGCGTGTTCTGGCTCAGGCCAGACAGCGCGTTAGCGAACGGGTTGTAGGCGTTGGCTTGGAACGACTGTTGTGACGGCATGTTGCCGGTCAACAGCGCCTGTGCACCAGCAGCGTTTGCGTTGCGCCCGCCCAACTGAGCGCCGATGTCCAAGGGTGCTTGGCCGAGCGTCTCCAGACCCGCAGCACCTTGCAGATAGGCTTGGTATGGGCTAAGCGCCGCAGCCTGGCCACCGTAGCCCTGCGTCAGCAAGTTGCCGCCCGTGCCGAACAGACCCGCGCCGAACGCCACCTGCTGCTGCCCGGCCTGCTGCGCCTGCGCTGCCAGAGCTGCGTCCTGCTGGGCCAGCGCGTTGTAGTACGCCTCCATCTCAGGGTTGGCCGCGCCGAGACCTGCTGCGCCGCTTGGGCGCTCGCCTGTCGCACCCACGGACAGACCGCCACGGCCTGTCTGGAACAGTTGGTTCTGGAGCTGCGCGAACTGACGCTCACGGCTAGGAGCCAGCAGGTTCTGCTGCGCGCTCATGTACTGCTGCGCAGCTGCCTCTGGCGACTGGGCGAGGTACTGCTGGCCGAGGCCGAACAGACCCTGCGCTGCACCTTGCAGCGGCGCGAACTGCTGCTGCGCTGCTTCAGCTTGCGACAGACCACCCCCCGCTAGGCCCAAGAAGCGGTCTTGCATGGCCGCCAGTTGGGGGTCGAGCGTGTAGCTGGCCCCAGACACGCGGCCTTGTGGGTCGGTCTGGAACTGAGACTGACCGAAGCGGGTGGTGATGCCCACAGGGCGGAAGCGCGACTCCTCGGCCGCAATGCGTGCGGCTTCTGTTTGTGCGGCTGCTTGTGTACGGGCTGCGCTGCGGGCAGAACTGCCACCAAGCAAACCACCTAAAAGTGCACCGCCTGCTGCGATAAATGGCATATCAAACTCCAATCAAAACGTCGTCCACTTTTGACGGGTCTTTCTCGTCAGTGGCGTGAATACAAAACCAAACGCAGTCCGTGATGGCCTTGACGCCGTGCGTCAGACCAGCCTTGATCTCTATGCAGGCCGGGGCCTCGATCACCTCAATCTCGTCGCCCTTCATCACCGCCACCTTGCCCGCAGCCAGGATCGACAGGTGGCTGAAGTCATGCGTGTGCTTCAGGATGGCCGTGCCAGCGGGGATCACCGCTTGTTTGGCGTACAGCCCATCGCTGAAGTGGTGCGTGATCATGAAATTCTCAAAAATAGACTAACAGCGCCAGAGGCTGTCCCGGTTGTCTCTAAATAACCCATCACTCGCCAAGTTCCTGAAGGTGTCCCACTTGAACCCGATGCACCTGCGTTAGTTGAAGAATACTGTAATTCTGACCCTGAAACCGTAGCACCAGCAGCCAAAGACCCAGAGCCGCTGACCCTGCGGCATAGTGCATAAGTCCCAATCGCGCCCACAGAAACGCCTGCGGTGGCGGTTGCTACTTGCGCTGTGGTGGTGGTTGTTACTGTCGCTGCATTACCTGTGATGTCAATACCCCAAGTGCCAGAAGCACCAGTACCTGTTTTGGTAGGGGCGTCGTCGGCAATTTGCGCCACGACAAACGCAGTGGTAGCCACTTGCGTGGTGTTGGTGTTCGCCGCTGCTGTCGGAGCCACTGGGGTGCCTGTCAGCGTCGGACTGGCCAGCGTTGGGCTGGTCAGCGACTTGTTGGTCAGCGTAGCCGTGGCGGTGCGCTCGGCTGTGATCGCTGCGGTTGTAAACGCAGTAGTCGCCAACGCGGTGGTGTTGTTGCCCGCACTTTGCGTTACGCCAGTGGTGCCTGTTGGCAGCGACGGCGTACCCGTGAACGTGGGGGACAACAGGTCAGCTTTGGTCGCCACAGCCGTGGCGATGTTGTTGAACTCGGTGTCAATCTCGGTGCCCTTGACGATCTTGAGCGGGTCACCAGAAGGCAACGAGTCCTTGGTCGCAAAGTTGGTGCTTTTGGTGTAATTACTCATGATATTTTTCCGTCTTTGGACTGAATCTCAATCCGTTGAATGGACAGAGGTGCGCCGCTGATGTTCGACTCGTAACCTGTCTGAACGATTTTACCGCTCCCCGACGCTTGGACCGACAAGGTATTCAAAGCTACGCCTTCTGAATACTCGGCAATGCCGTACTCGCCGACGCCGTACTCGGAGATCCCCTGCGAAGGGATCAGCGCGTTGGCCGATTGGTAGTTGGTGCGGAAGTCAAAGCCCCACTTGATCGTCACAAACTGGTTGGTGCCGCCGATTACCACCGCCTTCAGCCGCTTGAGGATCGACGTGACGTTCTGGTTGCCCAGATCCGCGTGGTTCGTGTAGTACTGCATCCGGTAGCTAGATGTGTGGTCCCGGTATGTGCTGTACTTGCCGATGTAGCCGTTCTTGCCGATCAACACATCGCCGTTGCGCCGCGCCAGCAGCGCCGTGGGCTCAATCGAGTCCCAGTTCGTCACGCGGAACGCGCCGTCTTGCAGTTGCGTGCGGGTGTCAAAGCAGTACACCTCTTTGACCGATGGCAGCGTCAGCAGGTAGAACGCCTCTGTCTCGGAGTAGACCGACTTGATGTTGGCCAGATTCTCCCCGGCCACAATGCCCATCAGGTCATTGCGCACGTTCTTGGACAGGTCGCCCAGAGGGGCCGACTTCTCGATGATCGTGCGGGCAAACGAGCGTACACCCGAGTTGGACAGGAACAGCACGTCCTTGCCTGTGGACTGGATGGAGTCGCGGGCGATGCAGCCTATCCCCCCTACCGTGTCGGACAGCGACATGGTGGACGGCGTAGTTGCGTTGGCGTAGACCAGAATCTGGCGCTTGCCAAAGATGATCAGGAAGCCGTTGTGAGCCGCCAAGCCCTGCACCTCATCCGGTCCATTGGGCCAAACGCGGTCCACGTTCAGTGAGCCTGCCGTGCCGGTACTCCAGACATGGCCGGACAGCAGGTCGGAGAAGTACACCACGTTCTTGTTCGTAGCGGTGTTGGCCGCCCACAAGCGACCGAAGGCGGAGATGACGATGTTGGCAGACGGCACCGTGCCGACATAGCCCGACTTCTCGCTCACGCGGGTATATTTTGTGGTGTCAACGACAGGGTCGTAGATCAGCGGGTCGTGGCCTGTCTGGAAGAAGTACGTGACGCCGTTGAGCGACGCGCAGGACCAGTTGTTGGCGGTGATTGTCGGCGCTGTACCCCCGCCCCCGTAGGTCAGTTCAAGTATGGTGTTGGTGGGCCTGAGTTTGAGCAGCTTGTTGTTGCCAGAAAACAACAGCGTAAGCGTGCCGTCCGACTCCACTAGCTCATGAATGACACCGACATCATTGGCTAGCAAAGGGCCTGTTGCGACGTTGACGCGAGCCCATCCCTTGCGCGCGCCGATGCGCCCGTACTGGTCAATGACGCAGTTGGTGGCGACCAGCGCGAAGCCGGACGCCAAGTCCAGAGGGCTGTCTTGCGTGTTGAGGCCGAAGAACCCCGGCGCTGCAACACTGGCGGTCTGGATAGCCTGGCTCATATGGCAACGAACTCTTGCTGCTCTGGAAAGCGTGTGCTCTCCAAAGCAATGTAGTCGGCCAGCATACTGCGGTAGAGCTGGTACGCCTCGGAGCTGCTTGTGCCGCCGTCCTCACCACGCTCGACCAGAGCGCGGGCGTAGGCGTTTTGCACGACCAGCGCGTCCGGCACCAGCACCAGCGTGTTGTCTTCGGCAAGAGGGGCCTGCGGCACGGTCAGCGAGAAGGGGATCGTATAGACGTTATCTGGGCGGGCGTACAGTACCACCTTGGTGTCGCCGTTGCCGTCTACGCCGTCAAACGAATAGTACTCAGGGATGCCGCTGATCGCAGGCACCAGGTTCTGAAAGCGGTTCATCTGCACAAAGCTGATGTTCTGCATTCCGACGTTGGCAGTCACGTTGAGCACGTCAGCAACCTGAAACTTCTGGCCTGCGCCAGTCAGCGAGTAGATGTAGGTGCCGGGCGTTGTGGTGATGGTCACGGTCTGGCCGAGCACATTCCAAGCGTAGGCATCTTCGATCTGGCGCTTGGCGTCATTGACAAAGCGCCCGATCAGGGCGGAGTAGGTTGTCTCGCTGTTGCTAGAGACCTGAGTCTCACGCAGCCTGACCAGCACGTCGTTGATGAGTTGGAGGTAGGTCATTGGCGTGTCAACCCTATTTCTTCAAAGGTGGCGATGATGGCAAACGCGCTCGTTGTCTCTGTTGTGATCCGAAGCTGGTCACCTTCTTCAAACACGACATATGCGTTGTCAAACTGCGTGTATGCCTTGGCAACGTAGGGCACTGCTGTCAGGATGTCGATTGAAGCGTTGGCGCTCACGTCGTACCACTGCACGGTAATGAACTTGTTGTTGCCAGTCGTGTTGTGAATATACAACAGGTTGAACTTGGCGTAGTACCCCGTCGGCACCGTATAGACGGTGGTCATGACGCCCGAAGCGAGCGTAAGGCCGACGGATATTGGTCTCATTTCTTGTTCCTGGCTGAGATGGCCTTGGCTTTTGCCTTGGCGTCCTCTTTGGACGATGCACCCCAAGCCTTCAGAGACAAGAGCAGCCGGGTGGGCTTGCCGTCTTTCATCTCAGGCCCAGGCATATTGCCCATGCGTGCTAAGAAGGAGGCCCTTCGAGGGTTGTCGCCCGACTTCACGGGTGCTTTCAGATCGCCCCCGGTTGACGCATTATAAGACGCCCGGCCCTTGGCGTTCAAGCCGCCGGTCTTGGACTGTCCTTCTTTGCGCTGCCAGGCAGGGGTCTTCATTTTTTGGCCTTTTTGGCTGTCTTGGCCGCCTTCTTGAAGTCAGCAGCAGTGGGGGCCGCCTTAGAGCCGACCTTGTTCATCTTCTCGCCAGAGCCAGCCTTGATGCGGGCCTGCTTAGCTCGAATGTTGCTGTACAGGCCGGGCTTCATTTCTTCTTCGCCTTGCCTGCTTGCGACAGCGCAATGGCGACTGCCTGCTTCTTGGACTTGACGACAGGACCGCCCTTGCCCGAGTGCAGGCCACCGGCCTTGAACTCGCGCATGACCTTGCTGATCTTCTTCTCGGCTTTGGTCTTCATTTCTTGTTCGCCTTGTTGGTGGCCGTGCGGCCGCCGCGCTTGGGCATAGGCTTGGGCTTGCCGACAGCCACCATGACGGTGATCGGCATGGCCTTCTTGGCCTTCTTGGAATCGGTCATCTTGGGTGCTTTGCCGTACATAACGTGCTCCTTAGATTGTCACTTCCGCCGCCGCTCTGCGCGGGCGACCCATGCGTTTGACTGGCGCTGAGGCCGTCATAGGCAGCTCTTTGCTGTCCTCTTGGGCCTGGATAGCTTCACCTTGCTCATCGACCCGCACGTAGCCGCCGTGGCCCTTCATCGAGTCAATGTCGTGTTGCTGCGTGAACGTCACCGTATTACCACTCACCAAACACCGAAATGTAGCCATGATTTTCTTTCAGTTGAGAGGGGGCCTAGGCCCCCCGTCATTACACAGACCGGCCAATAACCAGTTGCAGCGTTGTAGACGCCAAGTCAACAGCCCCAGCAGTGGGGTTGTAGGTCACGATTGTCACCACGTTAGCAGCCGAAACGTAAGCTCGTTTGACCAAGCCAGCCTCGTTGACGCCGTGGGAAAAACCCAGCACCATGTCGCCCAGAGCGACGCCGGGCACAGCCACCGTATCGGTAGCCGTGGCGCCAGCGCTCACTGATGCGGCGTCAAGCGTGCAGGTGACGTCCCATGTGTCCGTGAACAAGCCACGGAATTGGTCATTTCCCCGACGGGAAGTAATTGCGGTTGCAGCAGCCATTTGAATCTCCTTAAAAAGACACCCCCCGGCCTAAGCCGGGGGAGGGGTCATTAGGCTGGAACAGCCAAAGCGAAGGCAGCGGATGCGTCAGCAGCAGTGCTTGTGGCGTTTGTGCGCAAAGCCTTCACGCCGTACAGAGTGTCAGCAGTGAACAGAGTACCGAGGTATTCCTGCTTGTACTGAGTCTGCGAGCGGATGCCCAACTGCTCAACCAGCACCATAGAATCGCGGTGGCCCATCAAGCAGATACGGTCAGCACCGCTGTTACCAGCGCCAGTGTCGGCGTTGGAAGTAGCGAACACGGCCATACCGTAGAGCTGACCGATTTCACCGTTGCGGATAGCGTCGCCGTTGCCGACGAAGGCTTGCTCGGTGTAGCGGGCCAGACCCATCAGGGTGTTGCGGCTCGAAGGAGGGATCAGGAAGAAACGGCCATCCATAGGGATGTCGTTGTCGTCCAGACGCTGGATGGTGCGGCGGATGGCGGCGTCAGTCAAAGCAGCAGCGTTGGAAGTGGTGCTGTTGTAGGCTGTGGTGCCGTCGGAGCCGACGAAAGCGCGAGTGGCTGTGTTGCTAGTCGCGTAGTCGTTGGTGCCCACGGTAGCGCCGTTGAAGGCACGGCCCAAGCGAACCAAGTCAGTGTCAATGCGGCGGGCCAAGGCGTAACCAGCGTCTTCTGTGTAGAAAGAACGCAGCGACGACAGGGCTTGCACTTCGACGATGTCTTCGATCAAGCGGCTGTATTCGTAGTGCTGGTTGATCAGCACTTGAATGTTGGTTTCGCTGTTGGCGATCAAGGTCACAGCGTCAGTTGCGACTTTGAGCGAAGCGTTGCCACGGGCTGGGCTAGGGATGTTGACGGTGTCGCCCTTCTTACCTTTGAAAGACATCTTCTTGACCAGGTTGGCCAAGACAAGGTTCTTCTTGTAAGAAGCAACAATTTCATCAGACCAGATTTCTGGGATGAAACTGGCTGCGGAGGTGGTGGTTACCGAATTGGTGGGGGAAAAAGCAACGTTTGCCATGTGAAAACTCCAAAGTTAAATTATCGAACACGTCCTTCAGAGTACGCCTGCATGATTTCATCACTCAGTGTTTCGTACCTTGTCGGATCTGTCATCTTGAGACGAATGAGGTCGGCTCGTCGGTAGACTTTCTTTGCACTCTCGCCAGAGCCACCCACATCAACCTGCGCTGCTTTCATGCTCTTAGCCCGGCTGACGTCAGACGCCTGCTCAGACTGTTTCGCCTTGATGCCGCGAAGCTGCTTGAAGGTGGACAACAGCTCGTTCGCTGAATCGTAGTCAAACTCACCGTCAGCTTTTGCGTAGAGGCCCACACGTACAGGTGAAGATTTCACCCAGTTTTGGAACTCAGAATCGTTGACCACTTGGGAGTAGTCAGGGTGATCCTGCGCCAGCTTCTGCTGAATTTGCATCCGTTTGAACTCAAGACCGGCTTGCCGGGCTGCGAGCACATCGGGGTGCTTGTCGATTGTCGCTTGAACTGCTTTTTGAGGGTTCTCAAAAAAGTCAACTTCAGGTTCTTCCTCTTGAATACGCTGCTGCTTAGAACTGAGGTTTTGCTTGAGCAACTCGTCAGCCAATTTACGGACCTCGCCGACCTCCTGGGCCTGCTTGCCAATCAGCTTTTCAGCCTCTTGGTGCATCCGCACGACTTCTTCAAGACTTTTGGCCCTGTATTTCTCAGGAAGTTCTTGCTTCGTCTCTTCTACTTCGAGTTCGCCTAGCGGCTCAGATTCATTTTCAATCAACATACTTATGTTCCTGCCAAAATGGTTGTAGGATAATCAACTCGGCGTCTGGCGCTTATGAGTTGGCTTTGCGCTCAGCGCTCAACTTCTCTGTGTGTCTGTGCTCAAACCGTCCGTATGCAGACGGGAAGTGCCCAGACCAACCTTCCAAGTTAAACGCTGGTGCGCTCACGATGCGGCTAGCTGTGCCACCGCATCCACACGGCACCTGAGTGGTCTCATACACCACCAAAGCCTCCGTGCGCTGCCCGCAATCGCAGGCAAATTCAAACATTCTTCTCATTCAAATCCTCGTACGCTCGTTCGCTGACCCCTTTCAGGGTTTTCAGCCAAGTCAGGATAGAAATCTCGCCTTTGCGAAATTGTAGACTTTTTTCATCCGCAATGGTAGAGACATTGTTCATCGCCTCCAGCATCACATCAATATCTTCCATAAGGTCATGCCAACCTTGCTGGGAAAACAGGTCAAACCTGGCCTCGTAGTACTTTTGAAGTTCAGGTCTCATCATTTTTGGTTCCGATCTTTTGCGCTGCTGTGCTGACCACTCGGCGGCCTGCGATGCCCCCTAGTGTACCCACACCCATGAAGGCGATTGCCTTAAGGATCTCCAAAAACACAGCATCGATAGGGGCCAGTTCATTAGCTTGAGGCTCAAAGGCCACGGCGTACAGAATGCCCATTGAGATGGTGAAAACCATGACGGTGATCGCTCGGACTACAAAAGCCCAAGTTCTGACCTCAATTTCTTCTGGGGTGATTTTTGTCATCTGTGTGTTCTGATGAAGTCCGCTATCCAAAGCCCGAAAGCGATCAGGACGCTTAAGATCGTGCCTATCAGTGTCCAGCCAGCAACTTCCCATGCTCTAGCCCTGCGCTCCTCGGCGCGGCGGATCTCTGCCTGTTCAGCCGCAATGCGTTTGTGCTTTGCGTCGCGCTGAAAGTTGAGCCAGTCTTGCCACATACCCGCACGACCCTGCCACTGCATCATCTCGCGCAGCTCGGTCTCTTGCTTCTTGAGCTGTTCCAGCGCGAAGAATTCCTCGATGTCGTTGGTCTTGGCGCTCTTGGCTTTGGCCTCGTACTTCTTCTGAATGGCGGACTTGTGGTCAAAGTACTCAAAGACTTTTGACCCTGCCGCCATGATGTCGCCAGAGTGCTGTACAGCCTCTTTTATGACCGCGAATGCTGCGTTTGCCGCCGCGAGTTCAACCAGCATAGCGCCACCAGAAAAAGATGTAGACGCACCAAATGACAAACAGCATGAGAGCTACCGCTGCGAGGAAGCTCTCAATCCAGTCTCTCACTTGAGAATCCACACGGCGGAAAAAATAGTCCCGGCCATTGATAAAAGCATGACGCCAGCCGTGCGCATCATGATGCCTTCGATGCGCTTAAGCCTGGCGTTGATCTGCTCGTAACGGATCGCACAGATTTCCTCATGCGTTGACAGGCGTGCCTCTGTCTTGTCAATGGTCGTCATACTTCAACCTCAAAGAAAAGAATCAACCCCAGATACGGCGCGGTGCGGTTGGGTAGACTGCGTACTGCTCCAGTGGAGCTGGGTCTTCATCACCCACCACACGGACGTTGACGTGCCAGCCGGGAAGGGCTTCGGAGGCTTGGCCTGTTTCTTCGTTAAACTCACCCACGGGCTGGTAGATGACGCCAAGCGTGTCGATGTTCTGATAGTTGGGCGTGGTGTACGCCTCCGTGACGGTGACGCCATCAGCCTCCACAGCCTCGGGGTGCAAGGTGTAGAGGACTGATGCAGCTTCGGCTTCATCTGTAAATTTCAGGTACAGGTCAATCATGATGTCAATCCTTGCAGTTGGGCGTTGGTCACGCGCAGCGGGTAGTAAGCAATCTTCTTGATGGAGCAATTAAGCGATCCACTAAGCGAAATACCAAATTGCAATTGGTTAAGAAGCGGCAAAGTTACGCTTGTGTCCGTGGCAATTGCTGTGTTGGTTGAAAATGCGCAATCATTGGTTTTATACCCAAGAGCCGATTTGAACGCTGTGCTTGTGCTCACTGTTCCTGAAAACATCGACCCTTGCGATGTGCCTTGAGTTAAAACAATTCCACCAAGATTAGAGGTTGATTTAAAAATACCTATAAAGTTGGAAACGGTTCCGTCTGTGGCTAACAAGTTGTACCTTGTGCCGGTAGTTATTTCGACAGGTGTTGCCTCTTGGTAAAGCGTCCCTTCAGCTTGGTTATACCAACTGCTGAAGTTCGTTCCTGTCATGCTTGCAGCGTCAGCCGCACGGGTGACTTGGCTTGCCACTGTGGGGATGTAGCTGGTGGCAAATGCCCCGGCTTCCAGTTGAGCGCCCCAGATGTAGATGCCGCTGAAGCCGTTGCCGGTGTAGGATCGGTTTGCCCAAACGCCGTCAGTGCCGATGCGGACATCAAACCCCAAAAACACAGTTGATGCTGTGGTTGCGGTTACGCTTACTCTGTACCAACCATTTCCTACTGATGCAGCAGATACAGTTGGAGTGCCGGTGGCAACACTAACGGCCCCTGTGGAGAGGTTGATGCTGGCAAAACTTACTATCCCCCCGCCATTAAGCCCAACAAAGGCAAACTGACGTTCCGCTGCTTTTATATACACAGTGCCCGTGTATGCCGTAGACGCTGTGGGGGTAATTCCCGAAACAATACTGTGCGTACTTGCCGCGGTATTCTCCAGCAACTTATCGCCAGTCAAAGTTCCATCGGGAGCGACAATCGTGTTTGCTGCTACCGTTGCATCGGTTTTAGTCCAAGCAGCATTGGCAAACTGGTCAGAGTAAGTCAGCAGGTTCGTCCGCTGCTCCTCAATCTCCAGCCCCAAGCTCTCAAACGTAGTGGGGTTGTGGTCACGCCGTGCCACGCCTGATGCGGCTGTCAGAAGCTGCGGGATGTAGTTGGTGATGGGCTGTGTGGTTGTGACGGTGTAGGCCGTGACTGCGCTGCGTTGCTCTGCTTGAGCGCCCCAGATGTAGACGCCTCCTGTATCAGTTACGGTGCTTGACCCATCCGTGTCACCCAAATACACATATGCCTGCCCCGATCTTGCGGTCGCAGTAAGAGTGATTGAGCAGCGGTAAAAACCGTTTGCCACAGCCGTAATTGTTGCGGTATGACCTGCGCCAGTTGTACCTACGGCTCCGGTAGAAACATTAAACCAAGTTTGAACTATTGAACCAGACTGCAAAGTTTCAGCTAACGTTATAAAGTTTTTCCCGTTGGGTTTGGCAAAAACAGAAAAGCTATATGACGCAGCAATAGACGTTACTGCTTGCCCAACTCGACCAGCAGACGTTTCACCAGTGGCTTGCGTCAAGGCATCAGCAGTTGTTGTTCCGTCCGGCGCTTGCGTTGCGTCAGCGGATACTGTGCTTCGTAGCTTCGCCCAATTGGAATTGTCAAACGTCTGGCTCTGAATCAGCAAATTCTCCTCAGCCTTTGCAGTCTGCGTACCGTAGTAGGTGGCTGTGCTGGCGCGGGTGAAGGTGATGCGAGGGTCGAGTTCTTCGGTGTTGGCAAAGTCAAGCAGCAGCGTTGGCTTGAGGGCGGGGAAGTTAGATGCGATGCTCATGGTGTGTCCTTATGCGAGTGTCAGTGCGACCGAACGAACAGTGCCGTCAGAGCCTTTGACTTTGATTTCCAAGCTGGTATTCGAGGTCAACTGGAACACCATATCACCGATGCCGTTGGGTACGACCGATGCTTGCGGCTGGATGACCACAGCTTCTGCGTTCATGTAGGCCATCTCGCCCAGGTACTGATTGAGCGGGATCTCGTTAGGCGCTGTGCCAACGTCGCTTTGCTCGACTGAGCCTCGGGAGTCGCTGACAAACGTAGCCAGAGAGGCCGCCGTGATCTTCTTGGTGACCACCGCGCTGGTGTCAACAATCGGCAGTACGTCGGTCGCCACGACGTCAGCTGACGCTAACTCAGGCAGTTGCGAAATCTTTAAGTCAGCCATTTTCAATTCTCCAGCAAAATAAAGAACCCGTTTTCTTGCAACAGGTTAAATCCAGCCTCAGTCTCCAAGTTGTTTCGCAACTCGTCGCGGTTGGTAGGGATATAGCCGCCCGCGTCAGTGCTCCAAGGCTTATTGTATGCCGCGTCCTCGTACACCGGGATGTAGTTCAGCCACTCTTGCAGGCCGGCGGCTGAGGTTAGCTTTTTGACTACGATGAAGCCGTTGTTGGCGTACGTGTTGGCCAAGGCGTTGTCCTCAGTCAGCACGCCCTTGATCGGGATGTAGTCAATCCATGCGGTCTTGCCCGAGATAGACGGCAGCACATAGACCACCATCTTGGTCTGGAGCGCCTCAAGGACGCTGGGGAACGTACGAGGAATCATTGCTGCTCCTTGCTCATTTGCAGCTCGACAATCTTGCCCTTGTTGTCGATGTCGGCCTCTTTGAGCATCAACTCAGCAATCTTAACCCGCTTGTCGAACTCGGCCGACTCGCCGCCAGTTGGCAGGTTCTTGGTCGAGGCCGCGATCACCTTGGCCTGGACCTCTTGCGGCATGAGCTGCGCCTCGGTCATCAGCTTGGTCGCCTCTGCCCGGTTCTGCTCGGCCTGCGTGGTGTTGACCGCGATCTGCGCCTGCGCCGCCTGCATCGCCAGCTGCTGCTGCATCAGCTGCATCTGCTGGGCCTGTGGGTCTGGCTGGCTCATTTGGTCAAGCGCGGCCATCAGCTCGTAGCGGTTGGTCAGCGAGCTGTTGTTCAAGATGCCCTTCAAGATCAGCGGCAGCACCGGGGTGTTAGGCCCAAGTGTCTGCAAGAGGCCAATGAACTGCTGCTGCTCGTACTCACGGGCGATGATGCCCAGCGTAGCTGTCGGGACAAACTTCATGTCCACGCTCGGGTAGCGGTTAGGGTCGAACTGCATGTACCTGAACGCCGCCTTTTGGATGAACGGGATCAGGAAGTCCTCTTGGAAGTTGACCAGCGTGCGCTTGTACTTCTTGATGACCGTAGCGACCGCCATGCTCATGCCCGCGCCGTCGCGGTTGCCTTGGGTCACCATGCCTTGGCTGTCGAGCGTGCCGGTGGCTTGCAGCAGCATACGCTCGAACTCTTTGGCGGTGTTCAGGTTGTTCAGGCTCGTCTCACCGAACTTGAACGGGTACAGGATCTCGGCCGGGTTGCCGTTGACCATGAACGCCTTGCCCGGCTTAACCTCGAAGCGAGCGCCGCGTGGCAGTCGGGTCGCGTCCATACCCATCATGGGGGATGTCGTCAGTGCCAGGCTGTCCAAGTGGCTGCGCACCTGAGCGTCGATCGCCTTTTGCATGTTGTAGGACTTCTCCACCGTGCCCCGGCCCAGCAGGCGGTTTGGCACTGTGTCGTCTTGGTAGCTGATGACCGGGCGGTCCTTCATCATGTAAGGGTTCGCCTCGGCTTTGAGCAGCAAACCGTCGTTCGCAATGACGACAATCGCCTCCACCAAGTCAGAATACTCGTCCGCTGTGCTGTCGTCAGGGAACAGGTCGGCCACTTCGCCGTCTTCGTTCTCCAACTGCTCCAGATACTCACGCGGCACAAGGCCGTAGTACGTCAGCATTCGGACTTTTTCGTCCTGATACTGGCTCAGTTCTTGGGTTGGCTCCAGATCCGTGTCCTCGGCAGCCGGTTGGATGTTCACCTTGCGGTAAATGCCCTTCTCGATGCCCTCGACGATCTTGTGGATGCCCACATACTTCTCAATCGCCACGCCCATGCAGTCGTCGATTGACGTGCCGTTGGGGTCAAACAGGAAGTTTTTCGGGTTGACGGGCATGATTTTGACGGCGATGCGGCTTTTTTCCACCACACCGATGGCCGCTTGGCCCATTTGCCCTGGAATCGCCTGCGTGGCGGGCTCAAACACCTTTTCCGTCTTGACGATGATCTCGCCGATGCCCGTTCCGTAGATTTCGGCCATCAATTCGATCTGGTCGATGGCTTTTCGGATCTTGTCCTGCTTGAAGTCTTCCATGAGCTGCGCTTTGAGCACGCCCACGTCAATCGGGTTCTTGTTGATGTCCTGCAAGTCGTCTTGGATGTCGAAAAACTCACCTTGCCCGAAGATGGCTTCCATGATTTCCGCATGACGCGTCTCCACGGCCTGCTGGGTGGCCGGTGTGACGATGCGTGAGCGCTCAGAATCGCGTGTTTTGTCTTCCGCAGCCCATTCCCCACGGAAAATGCGCTCGTATTCGAGGTAATCTTCGAGGTAGTTGGTGTCGCGCCAGTCTCTCCATCGCTGGCAATGGTCAACAACGAAAGCCGTCAGCTCCTTGTCGGATTGTGTCGGCTCGTCATACTCGTTTTGATCCATATCAGACCTCTATTTCGGGGGGCTATACCCCCGCGATTATATCGACCGGGGTCCAATCGTTGTCATCAGCGTCCTCAAAGTAGCTGGTGACAGCCAGTTGGTCGATGTAGGACAGTGAGTCCGGCAGGTCATCATGAACGCCGGGCGATGGAAACATCAAGAGCTGGTCCACAAACACGTCCCAGTCTTCCTCGCTGTTGAGCACGATTCTGCCATGCTCGAACCGGCCCTGCAACGACCAGATGATTCTATCAGTCTTCTTCCTGTTGCCGTGCGTCAGGTCCACGATGTGGCTGTACACGTTGTTCTTTCGCATCAAATCCGACAAATACGGCAAAACCGCATTTTTCAGTGCCCCTCGCTCGATGCCGATGGACAGCGGTCGGTAGTCGCGCATCGCCATCAGTATTTTTGAGGCCGTTTCTCTTATATCCCAGCGCCCGTGCTGGATCTCTTTGACGAACCACTTGCCGTCGTCCGTCACCTTGACGATAGCGATAGACGACTCGTCCAGCCTCTTTTTGCTGTTCGCCGCCTGCTTGGCCACTTCCTCGAACCCGGCCAAGTCCACGGCCACGAAATAGCTGCCGTAGTCCGGCTCCTCGCCGTATTTCAGCCACTCCTCCTTGAACACGTCCGCGCCAGCGTTTGAAAACGACGCAAGATACTCCTGCTTGAACGCGAAGCTGGATAGGGTCTTTTTGGCGCTCTCGATCTCGGTCGGGTCGATCAGCGGGTTGTCCGCCGTGGTGAAGTGCCAGCTTTTCCAGTCCTTGTCCTGCTCGTCCTGCCCCAACCTCCACAGGTCGTGGAACCAGTTGCGGCCCTTGGGCGTGCCGATGAACATCGCCCGCCCCTTCCGGTCCGACAGAGACGCTCGGATCACCTGCTCCCACGCCTCGGGCTTGATGTCGGCCACCTCGTCCAGCACGGCGTACGTGAGAGAAACGCCTCGCAGCGTGTCCGGCCGGTCTGCGCCCCTGACGTAGATCCGTGCGCCGTTGATCAGCGTGATGTCCAAGTTGTTGACGTGGCTTGACTGGATGACCTCTTTGCCCAGGTCCAGCAGCAAGTCCCAGATGATCTGCCGCGACTGCCCCATCGTCGGGCTGACGTACAGCACAGCCGAGCCTTGCGGACAGCGCAGGCCCTCAATGATCAGAGTCGTCGCCGCTAGTCTGCTCTTGCCGCAGCGCCGCCCGGCCGCAATGACTTTGAACCGCGTCTGGTCGGTGTAGACGGTCTGCTGCCAAGGCAGCAGTTGGAAGTTCAGATCAGACATCGATGACGCCCTCGTCCTGCCCAATGATCTGTGGCTCTTGGCCCAGACCTGTGATGTTGATCGTCACTGCGCTGCGCTGGCTCTTGTCCTTCTCGAACAGGCTCACGGGCAGTGTGCGGTCCATGCACATCTTCAGCGCCGCCATCTGTCCAGGGTGGTCATCGTTCAGCGCAATCTGGATCACCTTCTCTGCGACGTCCTTGCCGCCAGACCTGATCATCAGCTCTTTCAGCTCCTTGATGCGTTGGTGGTCCGTTTTTGGAAGGATCGCGGGCGGATTGGTGGCGTACCGCTGGATCGTCATCTTGACCGACCCTGGTGGTCGGCCGCGTTTCTTTTTCACTTCAGTCACTTTTGTCCTTTCGGGAAGTAGACGCGATTATGGGTCATGTAGGTCAAGTTGTCACGAGACGTCAATCGCGGGCTCTTTTTTGCTGGCTGGTGGCCTGTTTGCTGGAAAGTCCAATTCCGCTTTTTCGGAGGGTTGGTGGCACCTGTAACTTTTTGTAAGCAGCAGCACCCCTCCCCCCCATAGCAAAAGACTACCAAGCCAGCGAGCCAATAGCGTCAGGCTATCGAGATCAGCGCCATGTGGCACTTAACATAATGCAAATCGTATGAAGCGAGTGGGGCGGATGGTGCTTTTTGCCTATACCTGACACCATCAGCAGCTATGCCGAATCGCTATAACTGATATCAGAAAACAGCCACTGTTCGATGTCGTCATCAGGGCGAAAACCCGCATTGTGCAGCACTGTATAAATTGACAGAAGATTTTTGAACCCGCGCGTCAAGTCGCCCTGACCGGCGGTCAACAAGATAGCGCGGTCTTGGTCTGACAATTTGCGCTGGAATTCAACGGTATCTAATTTGCATGGGCGTGGCATGCCCGGATTCTATTCTGGGTCACGCATTGTCACGCATTGTCACGCGCAAAATGCCCGTGACCCAGCCCGAAACCCGCATGGCTATTGGGTTTGCGGGGTTTCTGGGTCAAATTGTCAAAAAAAAAGCTGAGGCCCACGTTTTGCGGCGTGTGTCGTGCGCGCTGCGCTATCCCTATATATATATACATTTTTTAGTGAACAGCTAAAAAAAAATGACAATTTGACCCAGAAACCGCTGGAACCCGCATGCCTATTGGGTTTGCGCATGGGTCACGCATGCTCGCCGGCGTGACAATCCGTGACAATGTGTGACAATTTTTTGGGCCTAGAAGAAAAATTCTTGCTATCTTGTAAAAGAATCTGTTACACTATCAGCACCAACAACCCAAAAGGAACCAAACCATGAAAACTGAAATTCTGATCTACGGCTTGCCCAAAGGCGAAGCCCGCGACTACATGGAAGACTTGCTTGCGTGTTTTCCCGTGACTGACAAAGCCGCGTCAAACATCGAAAAGGTCAAATCCGCTGCTAGCGCTCAAGGCTTTCATTCTTTCCGTATCACTGGCTTTGTTCCCGGCACTAAGCCTAACTTTGCTAAGGCGGTGAACGTATGACAAGCATCAAGGTTTTAGAAAACAGCATCTTTTGGCAAAAGCAAGTGATTGCGCAAAGCCGCGATCCAAAACAAATTGAACGATGCAAAGCCGCCATTGTCAAACTTGAACAGCAACTTAAAGAGGCCCAAAAATGAGCAAGCATCAACTGACCTACATCGACATGTACCCGCAACCCGTCACACAGCGTGAGCCGTCCACCCTTGCCATCTGGGCCGGCGCTGCTGCTGTGCTGGGCGCGCTGTACCTGTTAACCGTTGTTTTGTTTTCCCTGTAACCCGTAACCCTGTAAGGATCAAACCATGTCCACTCGAATCACACGCGCTTTCCTTGACGCAAGAGTCGCCACCCTCAACAGCATGACTAAATCACCTGCCGAACCCTATCGCACTGTTGACGGCAAAACCGTGGCCAATGCGGGCAACTATCACATCAGCGGTGCATACGGCGGGTACAGCCTGCACCGCATGTGCAACGCGTCGGGGGGTGTGTCTGACGTGTTTAGCGTTGGCCATATCCCCGCCCGTCAATTGGCCGCGCTCATGTCTGCCTACATGACCGGTCTGTATGACGCCACAAGGGGTGCAGCATGACACCTTACAAGATCACCTGCCTGAGAAATCAAGTGCACATCGTTGGGCCGACTATCCGGCGCTTGCGTCAGGTAGTCGCGCACCACTACGCCCACCGACACGACGGGCGTGGGTCTAAGGCCGTCAAGAGTTGGATAGAGGAGCTACGACGCGCTGATCGTGCTAGCGGGTACAGCGCCGCCGTGGCGGCTTTGGCTCAATTTGACAGGAACGACGACGACGACCACGGGTTGACCCACGCCGACAGGGCGCAGTTCTACGGGCCTTCGGTGCGGTTATGAGGGTCACGGAGTTCTGGCAGTGGCTAGCGGACCTAGCCGATGCAACCGACAACGCGCCCATTGACATGCCAAGCGCGGAACATGCTTTTTTAACCGGCCGCACCGTGGCCGAATACTTGGAGAACCTCAAATGCGAATGACAATTGAAGAGCAAGAGCGCCTGGCCTACGTTACGGGCGACACCGACAAGGCCGCGCTATTGGCCAGGCTTGACGATATGCACCACGCACTTGGGCAGGGCGTGGCCGCGCTCGAAGCGGTGGCGCACAACCCAATGACGGCCAAACAGGCACGCGGCGCGGCCGCTGAAGGCTTGGTTATGGTTAAGAGGGCCAACACATGACCACCGACACCTCAACCCGCGTTTTAGCCGTCCTGGCGCTATTGAAGGACAAGGGGCCCATGTCACACATTGATCTTGAGCGCCGGTTAGACATGCGGCACTTAAGCCGGGATCTATCCGCCATGGAGCAAGCGCACCTGATCGCGGGCGTTGCCAAGCCGGGCCGCCCGCGCACGTTCAAGATCACCAGTCAGGGTTACGGCCGGTTAGGCACCCAGCGAGCGCCTTACAGCGCCGCATACGCGCCCTACGTGCCACCAGCGCCGCCCGTGCTAAGGGTAGGTTCAGAGCGGGCCTTGGCGATCCCTTCACGGGGGTTTCCAACATGATCTATGCTTGCTTAGCGTTAGTCCTGCAAATACTGGCAGGAAAGAAATAAGGGCCCACAAGGGGCCCTTTTTTATTTCATACTAATGATTTATTTATCATGCCAGCCTGGCGGCCGTTGGTGCCTCAGCTAGCCGCCTAAGCTCGGATTTTGACAAGTGGCCCATGTCAGGTGCGCAGAAGATATGTTTTTTGTTGGGCAGCTCGTGCGACGCCAGCCGCCCACAGTCAACCCAGCGGCACGCCTTGAGGGCGTGCATCAGCGCGGCCGGGGGGATCTTGGTGCCGGGCGGGGCCATGCCTTGGAGCCGGTCACACAACAAGGTGAAGGGGGACGCCACCACGCCACGCGAGAAATCGCCCTGCTTGCGCTCGATTAGATCCACGATAAACGCCTCAGCCATGCTTTGGCCCTGTTCGGTCATGATGGCCTTGGCTTCGGTCATGGGCGGGGCTGCGTTCGGGTTAAACGCCGACACGTCACGCGTGGCCAGGTAATGCGCCACGGCCGCGAAACCGCCCCGGTTCTTGTACCAATTCCACAGGCCCACGGCCTCGGTTTCGGGCAGCTTGTCGCACTCGGCCCACAGGCAAAACCAGCGCCTGTCCTCAGTTGAGATTGTGATAGCGGCACGCTCGTTTGAAAAAGCCACCACCAGGACCCGGTTTAGGGCCATGTAGGGGTGCAGGCCCTTGCGGTTGATCGGCAGCAGCTCAGGCGGGGCGGCAATGATGGGCTTAAGGGTGTTCTCAAGTGAGCGCCTGTCCTTGGCTTCGCTTTGTCGCAGCTCGGCGATCTCCATGACCTCACACTCGAGGGCATAGCCCCACTGTGAGGTGAGGTCCTCGTTCTTGACCAGTGAACAGTTGGACTTGCTCGGGCCACCGATGGCCCAGAAAAAGGGGGCAAAGAGGGTGTCTTTGCCTGAGCCGTGCGTGCCGCCCATGAGAATAGCGTGGTTGATCTTGTGGCCGGGGAACTGGACCTTGTGGGCCATGACGTTCAGCAGGTGCTCACGCTCGAACTCGATGGGAATCAAGCGCTCAAGGTGGGTCAGCCACCGGGACACGTCGCCTGGCACAGGTTTAGGCCTGGCGTCACGCCAGCGGTTGCCATACTGCTGCCCGTCGCGGGTCACGAACACGTCACCGCCCGCAGCGTAGGTCACGCCGACAATAGTGGCTGCGCCCTTGGCCTCTCGGTTCTCGTCAAAACAGGCGGACGCCTCGATCTTGCGGGCGTTGTGGATCGACTTGCAGCCGATGTGGCGAAACAGGGCGTTGAAGCTGCCCCGGCTGATCTCGCGGCGGTCGCCAATGTCGAAATAGGCGTCATCGTCCACGACATAGGCAAAACGCTCGTACCAGTCCTCTTTCTCCAGCCTTGCCATCTCCTTGCGCTCAGTTTCGGCCACAACGAGCGCACCAGTGTTTGGGAACTGCTCCGTCGGCGTCAGCTTGGACAATGCGGAGTCCATCGCACGGGTTAGCAGCTCGTCACGCAGGCCAGGCTCATGGCGGGGGCCACCGTTGTCGGCCACCCAATCCAAGAACACGCGGCTGGTCAGCTCGGTGCAGTGGCTGTGCAGGCAGCAAAACGCACGGGTGGAGGGCAGGTAGCGGCCCTCTGGGTTGCCGTCGGTGTGCTCGACGCTGTTGGGGCAGATCACGCCAGCCCAGCCCTCTTGGTTCGGGTTAGAGATCACCATGCCGTTGTCGGACAGCCACGCCATCACGTCGTCGCCACCGTCGTCCGCCACGCGCACAGGCGAGTACACGGCCTCGACCGGGCCGGGCGTCACCTGCATGGCGGTGCACAGCTCGTCCAAGGTGTACTCTCGCTCGGGGTTGAACTCGACCAGCACGGCCGCGAAGTTGTCCTTGCCAGGCTTCAAGTTGATCGAGCCGGGCAGCCGGAAATTGCGCACGGCGTTGATCGCGCCCTTGTCGGTGTAGCCTGCCTCGGCAATCGCCTTGATGGCGGCGGCGAAGTCACCCTTGCGCGGCTGCTCGCTGAAGGCGTAGCCCCATTGGAACGAGCCGGGCGACGTCTCCATGACCCAAGTCGGGGGTAGAGGGCAGGTGTTGGGCACCTTGTCGGTCCCCACGTCATCCAGCACCATGACCAGCACGTATTCGCAGTTGGCGGCGCTGGCGGACGGGTGGCCGTCCTTGAAGCGGTCGATGATGAAGCTGGCGGTGTTGCCGTAGATCGCCCAGTCGGGCTTGATCTTGGCCGTAGGCATCATGGCGGGCCAGGTGGCCTTGATAGCGCCATCGGCATGGAACTGCAACTCATTGCCGACGGGCTTCTGGCGCACGATCAGCGCCGTCTCACCCTCAGCGGCAAGTGAGCAGATATAATTCAAGAGCGTTTTCATGATTGGTTCCTTTTAGCGCCCGGCTCCCACCGGGCGTTTTCTTTTATGAGTAACGGGTGGTGGTCACACCCTCAGCGCCAAGGGGCAAGCCCTCGGCCCAGGCGGGCGCGGTGCACATGATCCGGTGCATATGGGCGGCGACTGCCTCAGCGTCAGCGGCCGGGCACTCGACCACGATTTCGTCGTGGACGTGCGCGATAACACCATCAAGCTGGCGCAGCGACTCGCGCAAGATGTCGTTAGCCGTGGCCTGCACGACGTTCTCACAGGCCAAGCCCTTCCAAAGACGGGCGCGGGGCCACTCCTTGGCATCTGCTGCTGGTTTCCATGCTGCTTTGGTGTAGGTCACGTTGCCTTGGTCGTCAAACTTGGCGTTTGGGTAGCAAAGCACCCTGCCGGACGGGAGAGCATACCAAAGGGTCTGACCGTCGAACAAGTACACAATCCGACCTGCCTTAAATTCATGCCCTTTGTTTCTCATCGCACGAAGGTAAGCGTCCTCTAAGACGTTGCCATGCTGCATGGCCCAAGGGTTCGCCTTGCGCCAGCCGTCTACGGCCCGCTGCACCTCGCCAGGCGACAGATGGATGCCGTAGGCGCGGCCAAACACAGCGAACGCGCCCACACCACCCAAGAACCCGAGTGCCAGCTCCTGCACTTTGCCGATCTGCCGCTGGTCGCCGGTCACCTCGGTGTAGTCAACACGGAAGGTAGCGGCTGCGTTGACCTTGTACGGGTCAAGGCCCGAGCGGAACACGTCCAGCTTGGCCTCGCCTGCCTTGCAGTTGGACAGCCAAGGGTGCACGCGACCCTCGATGGCCGACCAGTCGTAGGCGATCAGGACGTTGCCGGGCGCGGCCACGATGGCGGGCCGGAGCATCGTCTTCAAGACGTCGGTGACCCTGGTGCCGAACTGTGGAACAATTTTGTGGCCTCGAACCATTGCTGTGCGGACGGCGTCAGGCTCTTTTGCGCTCTTACGTGGGAAATTATGGACTTGAGCGCCGTAGGATGAAGCGCGCCCTGTTGCACTGCCTCCAGCAAAAACAAGGGCACCCCGGACTCGGTGGTCTTCCTCGTCTGCCAACTGCGCAAGGCGGCTGAACTTCGCAACGCTCGACGCCCAGAGGTCATCGGCGCACTGTATAACCTCGGCCACATCGGGCGGAACTTCATCTGGATTCTCCATCGCGAGCAGGTTGGCCCGCACGTTCTTGTCAATGCTGTACTTCTCGCCGGTCCACATGAGCTTCTTGGCCTCGTCACCGACACGGGCCAGCACCCACTCGCGCATCTTGGGGCTGCGCACGCTGGTGATCTCGCCCTCTGTCACCTCTGTGACAATCTGTTGGATCTCGACCATCTCGTCAGCGGCGAACTTCACCGCCGCGTGGCACAGCGGCACGTCCACCAAGATGCCGCGGTCGTTGATCCGCTCGTTGACGTGATAGTCGGCCAGCTCGGTGTCGGACAGTGGGCGCAGCGCTTGGCTGATCGCCCGCATAGCACGAACATCCTGCTCACAATAGCGGACCATCTCGTCCATCAGCGCAGCGTCCTCGCGGAACTGGCCGTTGGCCTGCGGGATAGACAGCAAGCGGATCAGCTGGCTGCCTCTGTGGTCCTTGCGCATGTCAGCGCCAGCGAAGCGGCCCACATCTTCGAGCGAGCCGGGGGCACAGTTGGCGCGGGCCTGCGTGGCGGTGCAGTAGAACTGCTCGAGCTTGAAATTGATCTGGAGGACGTACCAAAAGATCAGCCGTTCAAAGGTGGCATTATGTGCGTAGATCAGGCCGGTATGATTGCGCACAGCGGCTGGGAATTCCTGAGGGGGTAGCCATGTCTGCACCTCCCCATCGTCAAAGGCATAGGACATGCACAGCACCTCGGTGCTCATGTCTTGGACGTAGTTATAAACACCGTGTTTCTTGAGATCGCAGCGACTGCGCGACTCGAAATCCAAAAAAAGTTTGGTCATTGGGAAAAACAAAAAAGCCCTGTTCTGCATTCTCGCCGTGAGGCGTTGGCGGACCCGCAAGGTGCGAGCAGAATGCAGAACAGGGCTTACCTTGAACACGCCGCCAAGCGTGGAGTAAATTCTAACAGGCGGGGCCTACTCGCTGCGCTGCCGACCTTCATGGCTATGGGCCATGCGTCATCACAGCATCCGCTTTCGGCCCCGTGTCACTTACGCCGCACGACGGCGACGAGCAGGTGCTTCTGCTTCTGCTGCGGGGGCAGCGTCAGCGTCTGGTGCACCGTCTAGGCTCACCCACTCGACAATCTCAAACACCGGGGTGTAGATCTTGCCGTATGACTTGTGGGCATAGCTGTCCTTCTTCAGACGCACGATGGCGACTGGTTTGGACTGGTCCTTCTCCACCTGATCGGCCAAGGCCACGGCCATTGTCTGCACCGCACGCTTGCCACCCACTGAGGTGACGGTGTAGCGGCACTCAAGGCCCTTGTCTTCGCCGCTCACGCATTGCAGGCTCATGCCCACTTGCGACTCCCAGCCCTTCTTGGCACCGGCTGGTGCTTCGTCGAGTTCTGGCAGTGGGTTGGCCACGCTGGTCATCTTCTCGGCCAACACCTCACCGTCACCCCAAGCGATGAAGCCGTGGATGAACGAGAAGGGGTTGATGGCCCATGTGCTGTCTGCCTCGATCTCGGTCTGCTCTGCACCGAAGACCCAGTGGCCGCCCTTGTCCATCTTGATGATGGCGACGCCACCGGCTGGGCCGACGTCGGCAGCAATGCTGCGCAGGGAGATGGACAGGGAAGAAACTGCGGGGAGGTTTGCTTTAGAGAATGTTGCGAGTTGCATATCTTACTTTCACTAGAGTTTAGAAAGAGTGGCCCGAAGGTCACCCAACTGGAGAATGGCTGGCCGGGGATCGCTCTCCGGTGCCATCGTGGTGCCCGACGACACTGCCTTGACGAGATCGTCAGGCAGCGCCATCTTGCTCTTTTTGAGTTCCTTCTCTGCTTGCGCAGGCGAAATCAACTCTTGTTTCATCGCGTTGATGCCGAGTTCCATCAGTGCGTCAGCGGCCTTCGCCTCATCGACCCACTGACGCTGTGCACGCTTCTGTACAAGTTTGTACCCTGGCACGGGCATGTTCTTCTCAAGGAGCTGCATCGCCAGACCGCGCAGGTCTTTGATCCAGTCCTCAAGAAGGTCTGCATTCTTCAGGTAACGACCCAGCGTGTCAACGTCTATTTCTTTGAGTGTTGTTTGCAGTGCACGGTCCACAGCGCCGGTCATCTTAGGGCAGATCGGCTTGGCTGCGCACCAGCGGCAGTGGTCGCCGTGTTGTATTTTTGCGTCAGGCTGCTGCGCTGCCTTGACGGCCTTTACAAGCTCACGCTCGAACTGCTCGATACGGGCCTTGTCGGTCACCCAGCGACGCACGACTGGCGGTTGCACAATGATCAGCTCGATCTCAGCTGCACCCTCGAACGCCCACGCTGTCTCAGCCGTGCGCATGGCAGCGGCTGCGTAGAACATGAGCTGCTCGTTCTCCTCGGCCGTCACGACAACGCCGTCGCCGAACTTCCAGTCCAGCACGATGGCCCTGTCGCCGATGCGACCCACAAGGTCGGTCGAGCCGAACACGCCGGGCAGCAGATCGCCAAAGCCGACCCGCGTCTCGACCTCGTACATCAGCTCTTTCTTGGGGTCGATCTCGTCGAGCAGCTCCAAGGCCACGACGAGCTTCTCGTCGAGCAGCTCCTGCGTGAGCACTTGGCCCTCGTAGGTCTTGCCCAGCCATGCGGTGATCGGCTTGCCGTCCTGGTCCAAGAACTCGCTGATGGTGTCGTGCAGCAAGGTGCCACGGTCGGCGTGCTCACTGCTTGGCTTGGGCGGCATCTTGTTGACGAGCGCCACGCTGCCCGGACAGTTGATGACGCGCTTGGCGGTGCTACCGCCGACGATATTACTGTGCTGCATCTTCTTCTTTCGTGCTGACAGTGAAGCTGTCGGGCATCAAGCGGTAGCCGGTCGATTCAAACGAGTTGAAGTTTTGGTCAGGAATGAGGCCGTTGATGTGGGCCAAGACAATGCGCTCGATCTCGGCGCGGGTGAACTCTATCTTCATGTGAACTCCAGATTAGTTGATGGAGCCTGTATCTTACATGAAAAAAACTTTAGCACAACATATTTTTTGATGTATGATTTGCAAATGCTAGAAAAACAAGTTGAAGCCTACCTGACCAAGCGCGTCAAAGACGTTGGTGGTCGGGCGTACAAGTTCACCAGCCCTGCGCATCGGGGCGTGGCAGACAGGATCGTGTGCTTTCCTAACGGCAGCACATGGTTCGTCGAGGTCAAGACTGAGGGCGGCAGGCTCTCGGAGTTGCAAAAGGTCTTCGCCAATGACATGGCGAAGATGAATCAGAAATACACGTGCCTATGGAACAAGGAGCAAATTGATGAGTTCATTACCGATAACACTTGAAGAAGACGAAGCGTTTAACGCCTTGGACAAACAGGTCGGCGGCAGCCACTACAAGGACAAGGGCATCCAGCCGATCATTTACATCCACGCCAACGAGCTGGGCTTTTGCGAGGGCAACGTCGTGAAGTACATCACCCGCTGGCGCGACAAGAACGGCATTGCTGACCTCGAGAAGGCCAAGCACTACATCGAGCTGCTGATCGAGCTGGAGCAGACCAAGTGAAACTGCGTGACTACCAGGAGCAGGCGGCTGACTTCCTGTACCAAAACGACCGGGCGATGATCCTGGCTCCGGTTGGTGCGGGCAAGACAGCCATCACGCTCACAGCCATGCAGGACATGCTGATCGACGGTCATGTGCGGCGCTGGCTGGTGCTGGCGCCCAAGCGCGTCTGCACAGACGTCTGGCCTGTTGAGGCACCGAAGTGGGCTGCTGGCGTCACGCTGGCCGTGGCTGTGGGCACACCAAAGCAGCGCCTCGCTGCCCTGCACGGCAGCGCTCAGGTCGTGGTCACCAACTACGACAACATCCAGTGGCTGGCCGAGCAGGACGTGCAGTCGTTTGACGGCATCGTGTTCGACGAGCTGACCAAGCTCAAGAACCCGTCCGGCGCTCGGTTTAAGGCGCTGAACAAAGTGATCGGCAACCTGAACACCCGCTGGGGCCTGACCGGCTCGTTCACCAGCAACGGCCTCGAAGACGTGTTTGGCCAGTGCAAGATCGTGGACCAGTCGCTGCTGGGCCGGGCTAAGGGCGCGTTCATGCAGCAGTACTTCGTGTGCACTAACCGCGAGTTCGGCGACTGGACCCCTCGTCGTGGAGCGCTGGAGCAGGTCATGAGCAAGATCAAGCCAGCCACGTTCGTGTTGGAGCCAGGCGAGTACAAGGACAAGCTGCCGCCACTGCACACTGTGGAGCTGCGCTGCCAGATGGACATGGCTGACTACAACAAGCTCAAGAAAGAGTTTGTACTGGCGTCACACGACGTGGTGGCGGTCAACGCTGCTGTGGTCACGCAGAAGTTGCAGCAGCTGTCGTCCGGCTTTCTGTACACCGACAACGGCCCTGTGTGGACGTCGCCGCACAAGTTCGACCGGCTTGAAGAATTACTAGAGGAGAACCAACATGCCAACACACTCATCGTTTACCAGTACAAGGAGGAGCTTGCTGAACTCAAGCGCCGCCTCAAGGTCACCACCTTGGAGGACGACAACGCCATCGAGCGATGGAACCGAGGCGAGGTACGGCTGCTGGCCGTGCATCCTAAGTCGGCGGGCCACGGTCTTAACCTCCAGCACGGAGGGTGCCATCTGGTATTCCTGTCCTTGCCGTGGAGCCTGGAGCTGTACGAGCAGACCGTTGGGCGCTTGCACCGATCCGGCCAGCAGCGTCCTGTGTGGTGCTACGTCATGCTGACCGACAAAACTATCGACACAAAGATCTGGACCGCGCTGCATGACAAACAAGACCTGTCCACTATCGCACTGGAGGCACTGAAATGAAGACCGTAATTGAAATGGCTCGGGAAGTTTACGGCGCACACACCGAGTGGGGGGGCGCACCGCTTGACCGGCTGGAGCAGCTTGTGACGCTTGTCCGTGCTGACGAGCGTGAGCAAATTATTGATTTGGTGGCAATGTATGGTGGCCCTGTTGATCTGGAAGCAGCCATCCGAGCAAGGAGCAACACATGAATTGCCGCCACAACTGGATACCTATCTGGGAATCTAGCATCAATTACCACCACTACCAATGCACACGCTGCAACAAATTTATTTGGACGCAAAAGAAGGAACCAAAATGAAAATCATCGCAATCATCAAACAACTGTACGCACCACCAAGCCCCGAGTCCATCGCCCTGCGTGAGCTTGAGGAGTCTCGGCGCGAGTTGCTCAGTGCCCAGACCAGTCAAGAGTACGCAGCCAAAATGGCAGAATTTCACAAGGGCAAGATCAAGCGTTTGACCGCGTTCTTGAAAGAGACGATGGAGGAGGAGCAATCATGAAACTCTACACGGCCAAAGTAGCTTTTGATTTTGTACTTGTTGCTGAAAATATAAATGAAGCATTTGCTGTGGCGTTGTCAGAAATGCGTGAAGCATTTGCAGACCTTGATCGTCACGATGTAGATTTAGACATTGATGAAGGCGCAAATGCTTACAAATGGGATGATGATTGCATCCCGTACGGAGGCGATGGGAACACGCGAACAAGCAAGTACAAGGAGCAATCATGAGTAACACAAACACAGGTGGTCCAGCGTTTCCAGTTCTGCACTGGATCAGTGGCGAAAGCACCGGCGCAGAAGAAGGCATGACCCTGCGTGACTACTTTGCGGCCAAGGCTCTTCCCGGCTTGATGGGACGCGTCTGGTCTAGCCACAAGGGAACCGACGAAGAGTTGATTGACCTCTGGGCACGCTATTCTTACGACATTGCAGACGCCATGCTGAAAGCGAGGGGCGCATGAGCAAAGAAGCAATGAAGTTGGCGCGGGAGGCGTTGATGCGTTCAAGAAAAGCTGTTTCCGGTGATTTGGACTTGGCGGGATGTGCGTATGGAAAAAATGACCCTGACGGACACCGATATGACGATGCAAAAAGGGCATTGGAAACACTCGATAAAGCCATCACCGCCCTGCGAGAAGCACTGGCGGAGCAGCCAGCACAGCGCAAGCCGCTGACGGATGAGGAGATTGAAGCGTTGTTGCCTGAACCAGATGGCACGGCTGAAGTTGATTCAGTGCGAGTTCTAGTAGCTCCCGGACTTTATGGAACTGAATACTCAGAAGCAGATGCTTGGACAAAAGAATCAGTTATTCAAGTAGCCCGAGCCATCGAAGCCGCCCACGGCATCAAGGAGAAGAATGGTGCTTAGTATTCGCAAAATTAAAAACCGCCTGAAAGCCATTCGACCCCGCACTTACACCGCTTCTTGCTGGGTTAAATTGCCCGGTGAAAACTGGAAGGTAATCACGCATACATACGCTTCTCTACACCCCAAGAAAGTGGTCTTCCCCGTACCTGACGGCGCTCTTGTAGCTTGCATGATGATAGAGCGAGGAGATACAACATTGAAATGTAACTCTTTAAGCTCCGCCCACGGCATTAAGGAGAACACATGAGCAAAGAAGACGCACTCAAGATCATCAAGCTGCTGTCCGCGCTTGAGTCTTGGGGATTCAGCATCAAGGAGCGTTTGCCCGACTACCTGCACGAGGACTTGTGCAGCGCCGTGGAACTGTTGGACAAGATCGTACTGGAGGAGAAATCATGAAACAACCTGAAGCCCTGCGACTTGCTGACATCTTGCAACATAAGCTGCCGAGTATTGAGTGCCTTGAAGTTACCGCAGCCGAACTACGCCGCCTACACGAAGCAAACCAAGCAATGCTTGAGGCGCTGAAAGACATCAAGTATGGTCTTGAAGGCTCACGCATTTGGGGAGGCGTGGAGTGGTCTTACAACCCATTGCACCCATTCAAGTATTTACCGCTGGTTGAAAAAGCAAGCGCCGCTATTGCCAAAGGAGAGCAATCATGAGAGAGCTTGACCCTGAAACATGGCTGATGATCGGCGTGGCTTGGGTACACGGCCTGCTGGTCGGTTGGGCCATCTGGCGACAGAAAACAAAATACACAACTGAGGACGAATGATGGGCGCGACTAACACAGGATTACTGGTCCAAAAAGCATTGGAGGCTTTTGAGGAGTTCGGCAAACTCACCGCACAGGAGTTTGCCGACTACGCCGACATTGACCGCTACGCCGCACACGCTGTGCTGAACCGCATGATCAAGCGAACCAAGGCTGGCGAAAAACGAGCTTACATTGTCAGTTGGGTGCACACCCACGACGGCGCAAGACGTTACCCACGGGCGGTGTTCACACTGGGTGACAAACTAGACAAACCCAGGCCAAAGCCCAACGCAACCGAAAACCGCAGACGCAGCGAAGCCAAGAGTAACGCCAAGTTCCGCATGAACAGCGTGTTCAACATGGCGATGACCCGTGAAAAAATCAGAGAGATCAGGAAGTCCCTATGAAGCGTATTGACCAATACAAAGCACGACTGAAGATCGCCAAGAGCGAGATCAAACACAAGACGCGGCAACTCAACGCCGCGACCCGCAGCTACAACCGCACCAAAACCCTGATCGACAACCTGGAGAAGAAAATTGAACTACACATGGCGAAGCCTTAACGACGCGCTGGCGACAATGAGCGAGGAGCAGGTCAAGGCACTGCTCGACGAGGAGCTGCTCGGGCAGCGCCGCATCAAGATCATGGAGCGCCTGCACCAGCGCTACAACACGCTGCGCGTCGCCCGTGAGCGCATCACCATGTTCGCAGGTGCTAAGCGCCTATGAACCGCTTCCTGGCTTGGGAGACGCACAACCTCGCGCGGTTTGCTAACGAGGCCAACGCACGCATACAAGAACTCGAAACTGAACTAAACAACATGAGATCACACGCACCTAAAGTAAGAGAGCTGCTGACGCTGAATCCTGACGGCATGACACTTAACCGCATCGGCGACGCCACAGGCCTGAACACGGAGACGCTGCGCCGCTGCATCGAGGCCATGCCCGACGTCTACGTCGACCGTTGGGAGGGCCCTTACCGGGGCCAGTGGGCCGCAGTCTACTGCGTCCATTTGGCACCACCTAACTGCCCGAGGCCCGACCATGCGTAAGCGCAGCAAGTACCGCCCAAAGGCGCAACTGCAAGACCCGCTGACATGGGTCATTGCGGGCATGAAGCCCGTGCTGACCGCCGCGGATGTCATGAGCAACGTGCGGATCAAGAACCACCTGGCGCTGCGCTGCGTGGTGGACGGCACAGCCACTCGCAAGGACATGGACGTGCTGATCGAGGCGTTCAACGTCACCGAGGCGCTGGCACGGGTTGACGCCAGTCTTGGCCGCGACTGGTCTGATGAGATCAAAGCCGGTCAGGACGCGCTGCTGTCGATGTGCAAGCGAGGCGTCGCCAAGGGTGACCGCTTTGTGTTCACCGGGGCCGAGCTGAACGCAGCCAACACCGTCATGGAGATCCATGACGCGCAGCTAGAACGCTGCACAGTCGCGCAGATGGAGAAAGCACTGCACGAAGTCGTCAAGGACATACGTCTAAAGAAAGCGAGGGCCGTCGTATGACAGCTAAAGTAGGACGCAAGACACACGCCGCCGAGCTGCTGCCGCCAAGCATCTGGCGCTACCAACTCAAACGGCTGGGCTACTGGATGCTGGCCGTGGTGGCGGTCAGCCTAGCGGCGGGCGTGTGCCTGGCCGTCATGCGAGCATAGCGCTGGCGCTGGCCTGCACCTCGGCCACACGGCGGCCCCAGCCCTTGCCAAACGTGCCCCACGTCTTGAGGTCCATGAGGAACGACAGACGGCGCTTGGCGTAGTCCTCCACCAGCTCCTTGGGGTCAAACGCAGCCACGGCGGCCAAGGTCTTGGGGCCGATGCCGCCATCCGGCTCGACGCCGACGCAGGCTTGCAGCCACTTGGCCGCACGGCCGGAGCCAGAGTTCACAGCAGCGTCGAATACGCAGTAGTCCACGCCAGTGGGCAGCTCGTCGCCCTTGATCTTGTCCCAGTACTTGACCTTGTACATGGGGGCGACGATCTCGGGCGTGAGCCCGCGCATCGTCTTCTCGTCAACTTCGTGGCCGACCCACTCCTCCCATACGCGCTTGGTGACGCCGAGGTTGGTCATGCCGCCAGGATCAGCCGGGTGGTTGACGTAGCCGCCCTCGTGGTGGAGGATGGCCTTCAGGGCCGCGTCGAAGTTGTCTTTCATTTCTTGGCCTTCATGTCCATGATTTTCTCCAGCGTCCGGCCGCCAAAATAGAAGGACATGATCAACATGCCCCACTGCCCGAGCAGCTCGACGTAGGCTTGGTTGGTCTCAAGGTCAAACGCGCTCATCATGGCGAACGTCGAGTACGCCACTAGGATGAAGATCAGCGTCATGGGCCTGATGTTCTTGGACAGCCAAGAGTCGCTGCCCATGTCGGCCTTGAGGCGGTCGGTCAGGTTGTTCTGTTCGGTCTTGAACAGTTCGGTGTCGTTGGCCATCTTGGCCAACTCACCGTCCTGCGCCATCTTCGCCAGCTCAGCTGTGGCTCTGGCCTTGGCCTCTGGGTCGGGGATCAGCTTGTCGATGAGCTTCTCGCCCACGCCCAGTAGTGCGGTCAAGGGGAACATGGCTTACTCCTGTCGCGCTGTGCCGACTTCGCTGGCGGTTGCGGGTATTAAAAACACTTGCGTGAACGCTGCGCGGGTTGGATCATCCATCAGCTTCATCATGGCCGAGGTTGTTTCGCCAACTCTGTTCTTTGGTACAGCAAGGGTCATGAACTTAGCCATCGCTGCGGGGTCCAGCAGCATCTCGGCCATTTGTTCGTTAAACGCCTTTGCATTCCCCCGCTGCAAGTATCCAAACGCTGCTTTACCAAGCGTCACGTACTTGTTCAAAAAGTCAGGCGATGCCCGAGCGGCGTCTGGCAGCCCGGTTTCAACGCCGCGCACCATACGCGCCAATTCATCTGCCTTGGACGTTCGGTTGAGGTCCGCGAGCACGTTTTTGACCGTGCCGACTTCCTTGGGCGTTAGCACGTCAGACAGCTTGTCGAACCGGGGTATGCCGGTTGACTTTTTGATCGTGCCAGCTGCGTTTTCAACAGCAGTCGCAAACACACCAGCACGTTCTTTGTCTAATGGCGTTTGCAACCGCTTAGACAAGTAGTCGCCAACTTCCATGCGGTCGAGTTTTTTGCTGTACGCAGCAAACGAGTTGAGGTACTTGGACCAAAGCCCATCAGAGGACTTGTTGAGCGAAGCATCAACCAACTTCTTGGCATTGCTCAGTGCGCTGGCCGCTTGCTGAGGGATGCCGCCCGATGCGTACTGGTCGCCCAAGCCAAGCAATTTTGCAATGTCTTGGTTTGAAATCTTGCGCACGTTTTCGTACAGGTCACGGCTGCCGATGATGCCGTTCTCGTCTGTCTTGGACAGCACCCGGTCGCGCACGGCTTGCAGCACCGCCCGGCTCTGGTCGGACACGGTGCCTTTGATCGCCTTGTCGAGCTGGCGTGTGATGTCCGTAGCAAGCAAGGGAAACACGCCGTTCTGCTCCAAACTATCAATCTGCGCCTTTTTTAAGTTGTTCGCTGCGTCTTTTGACGCCGCACGCAGTTCTTCCGTAGTGAGCTTGAACCCGGCAGACGTCTGTTGCAAAGGAGGCAAGTTCTCTTTGACCTGTTGAATCAAGCGGTTGGCAGTCTGGTTGGCTTGCCGGGCGATGTTTCCCAGTGTAGTGCCTGCAATATCGTTCAAGTCCAGCGCCGTCTCACGCATTGGCCCGGTCACTGCCCCGCGCTTTGCCTCTACGGCTGCTCGCTGCGCTTCAGTGCCTGCAATATCTTCCAGTGCACGGACCCGCGCCGCCTGGCGCTCTGCGGTGCGTTCAGCAAACTTCCCTGCAACGCCCGATTGCGAGGCCAACTTGCGCTGCGCTGCGGCCAACTCAACCGCTGACGGGATGTCCGAGATCGCATCTGCTGCCGTGGGGCGTGACCCCGAGACAAGCTCTTTGGCGTCGCGGAGCGCGTCAATAACGCGGCTGCGGTCAGGTCCTGCCAGCGTATCAAGCTGCTCGCGCAACACGTCTTGCCTGCCTTGCGGACTAAGCCCTCTGAACAACCCGGCAAAAGACGACAGCGCGTTAACGCCGCCCTCAAGAATAGGACCGAGCACCGCGCCCAGCGCCATCTGCTCCAGCTTCTTTTCACCAAACTGTTCCACTGGCGCATTTACAGGCGCTAACGCGCCTAGCGCAGCGCCTGTGCCCGCCGAACGTGTCGCTGCGCCTAAGAGGCCGGGCGCTTGCAGCGCCTGTGCTCCGCCAACCAGACGGTTAACCGGGCTGATGACGTTGCCGACTAGTTGGAACGGGTCAAAGCCTTCGCTGCCCACACGGGCGCGGCCTTGCTGCGTTGCTGACTCAACGTCACGGACAAGTTGCGTTGCGCCTTGTTTCACGCCCTGACCAAACAGGCCAGTGCTGGCAAGCAGTTGGTTGACCGCCAGCGCAGGGTCTACCACCGCGCCCTTGACTGTGCGGGCGATAGGACTGCCAGCACCGAACATGCGCTCCATTGTGCTGACTTCAGCTTGCGGCGCAGGCGCGGGAGCTTGCGGCGCAGGTGCAGCAGACCGTGCTTCTAGCTCTGCCATCCGGCGCAGTGCTTCTAGTTCTTCACGAGGTGTCATTGTGGTTTCCTTCCGAAACGTGAGCGAAGCTGATCTAACTCAGCTTGCTCTGCTGCGCTAAGGCCGCTACCTGGAGGTGTACTGGGCTTGGGCTTGTCGGGTGGCGCCATGCCTTTGCCAAGATAGGTTTTGGAAAGGTTGTCGATAATCGCCAAGTTGGCTTCCGCTGTCATGCCTTCGCTACCCAAAGACTTCAAGTAGGTTTGCAATTCGACGTTAGAGTTCAGTTGCTGTGCGCTCATGCCAGTGGCTTCTTTTATCGCGTTGAGCAGTTGCAACCGGACGCTCTTAAGTTGATCGCGCTTTGACTGCGCTTCTGTTCCAAAAACACCACCCAAGAACTGGCCAGCGGTACCGGTTTGCGTTGATGTGATCAAGTTTGACAAAGCGCCTGCCGATGTGCTCGACATGCCACCACTGTTTTTCAAGTCCTTCACGAGCGTTTGCGCAGTAGAGAGAATGTCACCCAGCGTTTCTTTGCCCTCTGCAACCTTTTCGGCCTTTTCTTGCGCCTTCAGCACCGCAGGGCTTGGGCCTTTCAGAGACGCAGTAAGTGCCGCCAAGTCGCTCTTGTTTTGCGCTTGCAGTTGCGCAATTTGCAGCCTGTTAGCGCCCGCCTCACGCGCCGCGTCAACCCGCGCTTCTGCTTGCAGTTTTGCAGCGTCGATCCGCGCCTCGTTTGCCAGTTTGGCGGCATCTGCGCGGGCTTCTTGATCCGCCTTGCGCGTCGCAGCGGTCGTCAGTGCAGTCAGCACCTTGTCTGGGTCGCCGTACTTCACAACGACAGCGCGAATGTCGGCTTCGGTAGCGCCTGCGGGTAGTTTAGAAAGCTCGTCACGCAGTTTGGTCTCTTGGTCAATGCTCAACTGAGTCTTGCCAGCTTGGGCCAAGGCCGCCTTTTCAGCAGCGCTGCGCTGCGCGACCAACGCGCCGCTCTCTTGCAGCTTGCGGAACTCACCTTGCAGCATCATCGCGCCCTCAGCGTCGCCTGACTGTTGCAGCATGGCGATGGCCTGCTGGATCGAGGC